GACGCGGCTACCCCTGATGTTTTACCAAACTCAACAAAAGTGGTGTTAGTCCCACTGTTGAAGAATCTGACTTGCATGTTAGGCACGGTTGTAAGCGGTGCAGAAAACACCGCTACGTTTGCCGACGACGCCGTGACCGCAATGTTGACTGTTACGCCAGCACTGCGGGGTTGGAACGCTGCTGTTATAGCCATTTAGCTACTCCCGATTAATAGACAGCAGGAATTGGAGCCGAGTATGGAACAGGCGGCGTCTGTGGATACCATGAACCATCCGTGTTACGAACAACGTAGTTGAACGCAAAACCAATCGCGCCAGTACTAATCGCTGGAGTTGTGCCGCCTGTAAACGTCAGTACAAGCTGAAGCATCGCGTCAGTTGGGCCAGTGTTTTGGATCATAGCAATTGGGGTAGCCGAAGCAGAATAAACAATCGGGGCGGTCTGCGTAGTAGCGCCAGTTGATGCAGAACCGGAGTTAGCCGTGGCATAAATTCCAATAGACGGAAGGGTAGCAGCAATAAGGTTGACCGTTGCAATGGTCTGAGCCGTTGCGTAGGTTGAACCCGGAGCGCCAATTAACTGTACAGCTACAGCAAGGCTGGTAGGCGAACCGCTAAACGTAATCGCTTTGTTAACAATGAAGTCAATGTTATCAATGTACGAACCAGCTGGGAACACCAGCGGATAGTTTGTGGTTCCGCTACCGTTGGTAACTGTATATGTCGGAATAACCGTAGCTGGGAACGAAGCGGCAGCAATGCCGGTTAACGTTGTTTCTGGAACTGTGGTGAACTGGAAGCAGTCACCAGCACCCGTATTACGATAGCTATCGCCAGTACCGTATGGGCTTAAATAAGACGCACTAGGCGTGTTAGAAGTGACGCGAACAGTATTGTTGTTCTTTTGCGTACCAGCAAGAATCGGGCCGAGAAAGGTCTGAATACCCATAATAGATCTCCTTAAGCACAAGTCGCCATGTCATCTGTGCTACGTCCCTCTAGGAAGGGCTGACATGGCTTAAAAGTCCTAGCCGTTAATACTATATACGCGCTATAAAAAGCGATGTCAACAAAGAAAAAGGGGGCCGAAGCCCCCTTTCCCAGATCAACTTAGGCGCAACCAAATACGCCGAGTGGATCCGACCAACCGAAGCTATAACGCTCACGGCTCTTGTAACGCACGTTACCCGTATCGAAGTCACCGTCCATGCTGTTCTGCAAGGGGGTGCGCTCGAACATCTTCAAGCCATTCGGCACGTCCGTCAGGATATACCAACCGTGGGTATCCGTCAGGAAGTGGTTGACTTTAAAGCCTTCAGCAATGGTTCCCATTGACTTCAGGGCATTGATGTCGTTATCCGAAGTACCAACGCGAAGCTCAGTGTCAAGCACGCGCTTGGCAACGAACATGTTGTTGGGTGGGATAACCAGTTTACGAGGCTTAGCAGCGATCAGCAAACCACGCTCGTCAGTCCAACCGGCGATCTGAATCGTAGCGGCTTCCAATGAAGTCTCGTTAAGATCAGGGCTGGTTGAGAACGTGTTGCTATTCGTGCCGCCGCTAACTAGCGGATGCGCCGTGCTAAACAAGGCTACGCCGTCACCGCCAGCATAAGAAGCGTTGAAGCCGTTATTGACAACAGCTGCGCCCTTAACCTGTTTGGTGTACGCCATCGCACGAGCCAACGCCTTTGTATAACGCTTCGACAGACTGTCGTACAGGTTATCTTCGATAGCTTCCTCAGTGACCGAAAACCCGAGAGCAATCGTCTCGTGGTTATAACGAGCAGTGTAGGCTTCTTGCGCATTGTCGTACGCAATTGCTTGACCTTCGTTCTTCACTGGGGCGGCGCTGAAGCCAGAGAGTTTCGTCTCTTCTTCAAATGAACGCTCAGAGGTCTCGACTTCAAAGAGTTCTTTATGCTCTTCACCGTACGAGGCGTACTCAAGACCGAACAGTGCGTTCAGGCCGGGGAGTAGTTCTTTAAGTAACTGTGCTCTTGAAATTGCCATTATCTATACTCCCTTAAACGCCAGCAGCGAGGTTGTAAGCTTGGTAACCGAAGTTCCAACCCACAATCACTTCTGGATAACCAACAAACGATACTGAAGTGTTAGCAGCGTTGATAACAACGGCAGTAGCAACAGTCAGCGTATTAGCGACCGAGTTCACGGTGATGACAGTATTATAGACACCGGGAGCCGCGCCAGTTGACAGGCCCGAGGTGATAATCTGCATACCCGGTGAAATACCGGTAACCGAGTTCAACGTAACAGTCGTGCTCGAAGAAGCAGCCGTTGCAGTCGCAGTGACCGTAACCGCCGTATCTGGAACCAACTGAATGATGCGGAAAGGCTGAGTAGCCGTGTTACGCACTGAACCCGCTACCGCGTTAGTACCCGTTACAATCGTACCCGAGACACCAGCGTATGAATCGCCAGTCGCCGTCGAGCCACCGTTACCGGCGACAATGGTGGCATTGGTGCCAACAAAGGATTGTGACATGTAACCAATCGTGGTCGTCGCATTCGAGATGGTGGTAATCGGCTGAGCAAGAACCGCTACGCGGAAATACGCGAGAGGATCATCAACCACATAACCAACAGCATCCTGAGATTGCGTACTAGCTGGCCAATACTGATAACGGTTTTTGCCGTAAATTGGGCCACCAGAAGACGAATACTCAGCACCAACGAAAATACCAAGGCCATACCCGGCAGTAGCCGTGTTGGACGTAGCATTCGCCGCATAAGTAGTAGTTACTACCGCACCACTCGAAAGCCCGACAACATCGCCGTTGAACAGGTTAGAGCCGTAAGCGTTAGTAATTGGATACATACGGGTAGAACCCGAATATACCCTGCCCCCTTGCAGGTTTACGGGTTTAAAGCCGTATGGGGCCGAAACAGTCGGATAAGCCATTTTAGTCTCCTAATTAAGATTTATTACCGCGACCGAAAGAAACGGATGACTTCTTGTCCGAGAACAACGCCATATTCGCCCTATCGTCTTTCTGTCGCATAAAGTTATTTTCAACTCCATCCATTTGAGCCTTGTTCATGTCGGCATAGTGTTGACTACGCTGCTGAACCATCTCTTCTGGAGCTTTACATAACAACAAACCACCAATCTCGATATTGTCTTTAAAACGACTACCGGTATTCTGGTCTGCAAGATGCATAATTTCCGGATGATCAGTTGCCTTTACAGGTTCCCAACCTTCACGGAACTTTGCGGATGTGTTCGTTGGGTCAGCCTGACCCATTGTAGCGATCCGTACGTACTTGAACTTCCAACCCGGAATGGGATTTGGTTCAGGTAACAGTTGTGGTGGTGTCCACGCAGCTTTACGCTTGGTGGCATCCCGATTTTCTAATTCACGGTTTGTGCGAATTTCAGCCATTAGATGTTCTCCAGTTTAATTTTTTCACGGGCGTATGCTTCAGGAGTTAGTCCCAATCGTTTTGCGATTGCTGCTTCAGATGCAGATATCTGGACTCGCCTAGAACCAGTAGACCGCGTTGCCGGAGCAACAACAGTGCTATTTCTGCGGGGTACCGGTCTTTCTTCCGATTCCTCGTTAGGTTGTGCGTCCTCGAAGTAATCCGAGAAACGTTTCTTCATTGTCGAGTCAACTTTCTGGTAGTATTCGTCACTACGCGGATCGACGCCCGACTTAATCAACTTTTCGTGCAGCCCCAAAGCGAGGGCTGTCATCTCCTCGTCTACGCCAAACCACGTATTATTCTCTCTCCATCTTTCCGCTTTTGGGTCGGATACTGGAGCAGAACGCTGTTGGGCTTGTGCCTGTTGTTGTATTTGTACACCGGAATCAGTCTCTTGTAAAGAGGGTCTAAAGCTAGAAACCTCTTTTAACCTGATCTGAGCGTCATTCAAATTTTGAGTGGCGTCAACAATCTTATCGGCATCACCAGACTCATACGCACGTCTAAGGGCATCTTTAGAAGCAGCTAAAGTATTAGAGGCAACTTTATTAGCCTCGCTAATATAGACCTTCTCATTAGCTCCAAGTCGTTGTTTTAATTGTTTATTTTCTTCAAAAGTTTGTTGCGCAAAACGCAGCGCTTCTTCACGTTCACGAGCAGCTGACTCTTTAGCCCGACGCTCGTCATGCCAGACTTTTTTCATCTGGCCTAGACGTTGTTTGACCTTAGTCGAATATTCTTCAAGATCATCGTTTTCTAGCTCCTGAACAATCTTTTCAGGGAGTGGGGCGCGATTACGATCATCCTCTGGGGTATCGTCTATCACATCAACCTTTACTTCTTCATCAGCCATAAAATGCTCCTTATGCGCGGCCTACGCCACGGGGATCTTCAACAATACCTTCAACAGTATCGTCATTAATGATTCGCCATTCAGTGCCATGAATTTTAATTCGGGTTCCGGAGTACGCCCGAACTAGAACAAAGTCACCGACCTTACACCAAGGCCCACTAGCAAACCGCTTCTTATCTTTGTAAGCATCTGGCCCTACTTTTGCTACAAACAACACGACCGTTGTCTGCTCTTCGACCCGCATAGATTCAGTTGATTTAACAATCATACTGTCGCCATACGTATCTTCAATTTTAGGAACCATACACAACAACCGAAACCCGCTTGGTTCTGGAAGCTGTTTAGCTTTTCTATCTACCTCACTTAACGTTTCATCAATGTTAATGTCAGTCATTATCATCCTCTAAGTTTTTTGCAAGGTCTCCTATTAATTGCTTTGCGGCGTCGAGTCCTTGAATAACGCCGGTCAGTCTCCGATACTCATCAAAAGTAGTTACATGCCCACGAGTTATTGCCCTCGTAGTTGATTCAATTGCCTCGTCAATTTTGCGAGTTAAATACTCGGCGGCAGTATCTGTCTTCATTCAATACTTCCTTCCCCTGCTATATCAGGTTGTTTGGCTTGTTCAGCCGATTGCATTAACTTATCTTTATTTAGCTGATGTTGTGCGCGTTTGTGGGATACATCTACTCCCACGTTTACCGCGTCAAGGTGATGTTTAGAAGTTTCAAGATCATGTTGTTTCTGTTTAAGTGCATCTTCAACTCCAGCCCGTGTTGAATCAGCCATTTGTTGATTGTGCTCACTATCTTGTTGGTCAGAAGCTTGTGCCATCTCTGTAATCTGTTTAACCTTGTCCATCATGTGCTTATGCTGTTGATCTTGTGCATCATGATCTTGTTTATCAGACTTAGCAGCCATATCAACCATCTGAGCAGCACGTTTATGCTGGATGTCTGCGCCTAACTTAGCCCCTTCAAGCTGAGTAAACGCTGTAAGCTCTTGCTGTTTGAACTTAAGCTCCTCGGCCTTAGCCGCTGCGTCCATCATGTCCTTCTTAGATTTGCGCTCTTGTTCAGCTTGTGCAATCTGACTCTCAACCTGCGCCTTTTGTGCTTGGACTTGGGCTTG